AATGTATCTCAAAAATTTTTCCTGGTGCCGGAAACGTCCGGCTTTTTGAGATACACAAAATAAATCAACTAGGAGCGGAGAAAAGAGCATAAGTATCGTAAATGGAATAAAATTTCTTACGAGCCACAAAAAATTCACTTCCGACTTTTTCTTTCATCGGGTACCAGACCTTCACCGCGACAAATAATTTACCACCAGCAAAAAGGGAAAGAAGCTTTCCAGCAGCTCCAAAATTGCTGACTTTACGGTGTACCCACTCATATTCGATCAAGCTGCGAATCTGCCGATCAAGCATCCTGTCAAACTGTGCCACCAATACAACCTCATAGCCAAGTTTTCGATGCTGGGTGAAAAAACTACACCATGCAGCCCGGTTCTTTTGCCCCCATTCCCTGGCATTAAACATGATCTGGCACTCATCGATCACTAACAAAATCTCTCCTTCCTTAACTCTCCGTCCCACGTATTCAGAATAGTTACGGGAAAACGTTATTAAACGCTCAGGAGTAAGGAAAGCGTTATCAATATACAGGAAAGAACCTTTCGGTTTACTTATGCTGCTAAAATCACAGGAGAAGTTGCCGATGATCGGAGCAGGGCGGTATTGCATCCAATGATATAACCGGGATGCCAGATGCAGGGATTTCCCTGCACCCGGTGTTCCAGAATAAAGAGTAATCATAAAACCTCCTACATAAGGGGTGTAATTTCTGTAACAGTTGTCACAGCTTTTCGGGCAAATTTAAGGATAATCCATGCCGTTACAGCGATAAGCCAGCCCTCCGATATTACGATAAAGGCATCTATAGGTACAAAATAGTTAATATAAGGTAGATATTCGCTAAACTCGGACACACCAAGATAAGCAAGAAATGGACTGGTTGGTAAAATTTTAAAAACTAAACCAACGCAAAGCACGAGCATGGCAAATATAATTCCGTAAAGTAGTTGCATAAAATCACTCCTAACTAAATAATTTAGATATCCTGATTGTCATAAACATAAGCGCCAGTATATAAAAGATCTGCATCCCATAGCGAAACAATTTAATATATTTAGCATATTTAGACAGATCGACATCAACTTTGAATGTGTAATTAATAGATTTAAAATAATACTTAAAATGAAAAACGGGCGGAGCTTTTTCTGCACTCATGCCTTTGATCAGATTTACAATGTCAAAAGGAATACAGAAAGGGAATAATTTCGTTATATCTCCATATTTCCCCAGTTTATCAGCTATACCACCTCCACCACCGCCTCCAGATCCACCATCATCTGGATCAATAAGCTTACCCGTATCCGGATCAATTAGCTTTCCAGTTTCAGGATCAATGTCTAAACCGGTTTCTGGATCAATAACATTCCCGGTTTGCGGATTAATAATAGGATTCCAAGCAGGTTTCCTTTTTTTATCCTTATCTTTGTCAGGCTTCGGTTTTTCAGGATCTTTAGGATCTTCCGGTTTTTGCGGAGGTTTGAAAGGAATGATTCCGGGAATAAAATCCGGTTTTTCATCCGGATCTTTTTTCGGATTTTCCCCAGGTTTAATAATTCGCCATTCATCCGGAATTGCTGGACTCTTAATCCAAGGCTGTACGTCGGGAACCTCTTTCGGACAAGCTCCAGCAGACACTTGCGCACTTATGGTATCGTTTACAACATAAAGCCCTTCTTTGATCACCCATACAGGTTCCGTAGCACGTACAGCTTGAGCAACACCAATACTTTTATCTTTTGTATTTGAATATATTCTCGAAGCATCCAACTCCCTAGTTCGATTATCTTTAGTAGCATAACATTTAAAAACCGAATAAGAATATGATGTATCTTGCACATATTGCAAACTACAAGCAGGATCCGATACAAACAAAAAATACCCATTTACATCTTTTACAACATTTAACTTATATCCCTGTCCTAAAAAATTATTAAAGTTATTCAAAGCAGTAGATACGCTTGGTAAGATACAATAATCAGAAGTCGCGTTAAGAAAACATAACAAATCACCTTGAGTCATATTTGCAAATTGTTCGCCTGAAACCTGATACCCAAACACATCCTTAAGCATATCAAACAGATCCTGCGACATAGAAATACCCTTTTCCGTAGCAGTGTTTACAAGGTCTTTCAGTTCTTTCACAGCAGCTTTCCCAGCGTCAGAATATAACTTCCAATGAACCTTTGCTGTATTCTCAACAAATGACGTGAAATTGTTCCACGCCTGTTTACCAGTAACCCCATGGGTGTTGATCTGCGTATCAGATACCGACATATCATAACCGCACATGGCATAAAGGGTGTTCATCATATCCCAATACGTCACATATAAATATTCCTCCATGCCTGTAGCCTTAGCAGTGTCATAGCTGGAAAAAACAACACCAGCGATAATAAACAACGACAGCAGAACAGGGACAAACTTTTTAAAAAAACGCATCATAAATAATTCCTCGTATAAAAATTATGTCTATGCTATAATCAAAACAGGAGGAGATGACTATGCCAGACGATAAAAAGGACAAAAACTACTGGTACAATAAATACGCACCAAAAAAACACAGTAAAGGATATTGGAGAGGTCGCTACCAGAACACCATATTAAGAGATTCGGAATATTACCTGGAACATTACGGAAGGGACGGCAAAAAACCACAATCACAGCCGAAGCCCGAACCACAAAAACAGAAACCAGAAAAGGCAGATCTGGACGAACCAGGAAAAATCATAATCATGATCCTGATAATAATGTATGTGTGTAGCAAACTTTCCGAGTGTTTCTAATGTATCTCATTTTTTCTGCAGATCAATCCTGATCCGAATGACGCTGCGTGAATATTGAGATACAAAAAAGGGTAAGGGCACTTGAAATCCCTTACCCTTTTTAGAGTGATAACTATTTTCCGAAAAACTACGCCTGCGCGGTGAGCTTCTTGAAAACTTTAATGCCGATTGTTACGGCAAGCACAGTGCCAATGATACCCAGCGCATAAGGCGCGGATGCAGTAATCATTGATGTGACGTCAGTCTGAACAGTAGCAAAGGCTGTCTTCATTGCACTTGAAATAGCTTCCATAGGTAACCTCCTTCTGATGGTCAAGCCATCTTAAAAAATTTTATTATGCTATAAATCGCGTAGCCTATGCCCCACGATATAAAGCCGAGAACAAAACCTGCGGATATTCCGGCGGCAATAACTGTTAAATATGTAGAAAACATATCATTATCAAAATTCATGTCTGCCACCTCCGCGATAATATATGAAATATGATAAGCCCCACCAACATTGACAGGACGAATAAAACAGCAACATTGTAACTCATCTTTGAAGCCAGAACTTCCGGCGTATCAATCACCTGAACAGTCTCAGAAGATACAATATCATCTGATCCGCTTTCCTCTGTAGAGCCGTCAACAGTAGGAGAAGCAGCCGGAGCAGTTTCCTGATTTTCCAAAATTTCGGTTTCATTCATTACTTAGCCCCTTTCCCGGAATCTTTTGGGGAAATAACAGCAGCGTCAACAAAGTCCACATCCACTAGTTTAAGAACAGGCTTTCCATCAGATCCGACAGTCATCTCAAAAGTGCCGTCGTAAATGCCGGGAACATAGCTGACTTTATGTAACTTGTCCTCCGAAAGAAACGATTTACCGCGTCTGGTTCCAGATACTCCGTCAGCGGAAACGGTAGGTTCTACCTGCTCCCCGTGTTCGCCGTAAAAAAGAAACTCCATGGATACACCCTTGACGGCATCCCTTGTTTCAGTTGCTTTCATGTCTACAAGTCCCGAGTAATACAGAAAAATTCTAAATTTATTCATTGTCAATCTCCTTTATATTGTTTTCTACTTCTTCAATTCTTTGCAAGGAAAGCCCCGCATCCTTAAGATGACATTTCAGGTCATTCAAAGATTTTGAAGCAGCTTCAAAAGAATTGAGAAAATAATCAAAATTCGTTAATTGTGAAAATACTAAATTTTGTTTCTGTTGCTGTTTCCTGATTTGTTTATCCAGCCGTGCAAGTTCTTTCTTCCGCTCTGATTCACCTTTTTTAGCTTCAAGGATTATATTTTCAAATTTTTCGTTAAATCCATTCCCAGCCTGCTGTTCGATGTAATCATAAACTTCCTGCGTCAACCGCACGGATTTTGCTATACTTTTCTTTACCAGCGTTAAGACTCCTTTCTGCGATCTGATCCAGAATCAACACCGTATGATCGGCTAAACCGTTCCGGATCTTACCGCCACTGTTTAAATACCAGGCCGCCTGCAATATATCTATCAGGCGGCGGCTCTCATAGCCCGGCACCCAGACCGCGCGCAGGGTATGACCGCATCCTATAACATTATCTATTAGAACCAACCGATACCGATTGGGGAAGCATTTCTCGTAACTCCAACACAGATCCATCCCGCTACCTCTCAAAATCGCTATGCATATGTGCAAAAACTGCATTCCGTCTATGCATATCCTATGGATAAGCTGTTTATATCCCGGGATAACGCACCCCATCAAGTCCCCCGGGAGGTGAACTTGCTGGTGTGCTGTAGCGCGTTACCCCGGGATATAAACAAGCTTACCCACAAGGATACGCACAAGACTACAAAACTGCAGCTTTTACACATACACACAGCGACTACGGAGACCGCGGACATGTACCTTTGATTGTCCTTTCTCGGCAATAAATCGGTATCAGTCGGTTAAAAAGGTTTAAACAAAGGATGCGCAAAAAGAAGAACGCGCGTCAGGGTGCCGGTCCGTGAGAGCCGCCGTTTTTGAAAAAGTTATTCCAAGCAGGGGACTGACAAGGAAACACACTATCGTAAATGTCCGGGACGAAAAAACACCGTCCATCCACACAGGACGGGCAAAGTTTACATTTTGCGGACGGGAAAATATCTTCCGGAGCATCAACTGGATCAACTGCCGGAGAATCTTCCGGAGCGACAACTGGATCAGCTGCCGAAGAGTCTTCCGGAGAATCAACTGGATCAACTGCCGGAGAATCTTCCGGAGCATCAGTTAGATCAGCTTCAAAACATATAAAATCCTTACAACTTAGTAAATATTTACAAAGAACTACAGCATAACACTCACGATCAGCACAGGCAGAATGAAGTTTCTCTCTAACGGCTTTCATTTCTTCCGAAGTTCCATGATCAAGATCAAAGTCAATGAATTCACGTTCAGCAGCCATATAAATAGCATCCGCTAATTCAAAATCTCGTAAATGATCATCAAAGACACTTTTTAATATTTCCATTTTAATTTTCATAGCAGCACCTCCATGAAAAAACCTAATGTAAAAATTTTTTAGTTATGATATACTAGAGGTAAAAATAAAATGTATCTCAA